ACGAAAACGCATGGCAACATTAAATAAACACGAGGATATTAAAGAGAGTATAAAAAGAAATCTATTTTACAAAAGAGAAACTTAATGAATATCTAAATTCATCTTTTTTGAAACTTGTTTTAGTTAGTTACTTATCCCATCATTTGATATTAAACTTAACTTACATCTATATAAAGTATTTCTTTTTAGAAAAATTGACTTTTTTACTCTGAATTGTAACAATTTCTTAACAATCGTTTCCCGAGATTTTAAAACCTGTATAGTATCTCTTGTACTTGATGAGATTACAAATTCTTTAGTGAATGCGTGGACCCCATCACCCCTAAAAAGTACAGGGAGTCCTATGTCTAAATAAGGAGAGAATATGAACCATTGCACAAATTTCAAACCACTCGATATATGGTATCTCAACGAAGATGATACATATTCAGAAAAAATACTAAAATTCGGACTTTGTCCTATCTGTCAAAAACCCGTTGCAATATACATTAAATTCAACAAAGATTTAAAAATATTTGAACAAGTAAAAAAAATAGGTCTCTCCGCTCAAAACCTATTCCAAAATCTTAAAAAAGATATTTTCTATTCCGCATCCGACATCAACAAACAAAAATTTAAACCACAAACCTATAAATGGGTCTATGGTCTAAATAGTGAAAATAAAAAACATATAAACCAATACGCAAAAGATTTCTTTGGCAATAAAATACTAATAAAAAAAATAGAAAAATGATTATTAAAACTCCACTCAATCCCGATTTTGATTTCTACAACTGTAAAAAACTCTATAAAAAATATCAAAAACAAATAAATGATGACTCGTCATTTAATGAAATTATTAAAAATACACTTTTCTTCTCTTTCTATAAAACTCGAAACCTTATAGGTTGCATATACCTATACCCCAAAAGCAATCATCTCTTTCTCAATGCTTTTGCTAAACCTAAAAACCATCTCTTTAACATAAAAGCTCTAAAATATATCCTAAATCTCGTGAATATTGATATCTATGCTTATTCTGAACAAAAACCTGCTATCTTAGTTCTCCTAAGATGTGGGTTTAAAAAAATTGAAAAAAATACATTCGTCTACCACAACCCAAAAACAAGAAAGGAGTAAATATGGGCGGTTCTTCAAAAAATTCAAGCTCAAATAACTACAAAACTAACTATCTAGGTACTTCGACAACGAAAAATCCCTATGTTACATCTACCACAAATAACAATGGTACGACCTCATCTTTCAAACCGAATACTGCGATGGAAACCATCTACAATTCTGTAAACCAAAACATAGGAAATCTGCTAAATGAATACATAAATCCGACACTAGAATCAAATACAAACAAAGCTTTATTGAATAATTTTGCAAATGTTATGCAGTCTCAATCTAAACAAAATCTCGAAAATAATATAATAAACCCTCTAACTCAAAGGAATATGATTCGCTCTTCACAAGCAACAGACCTCTATAAAAAAGAAGTTGAAAATACAAACTCCAACATAGCCAATTTTGCAAATAACCTACTCGCTAATTCTCAAGCGAACACAGCCGACATGATTACAAATTTGCTCAATGCATATTTACAAGGATACAACATTATAAATGATAACCAAGCTCAATCCCTTGCAACAAGTAAATCTAATGGCGCATCCCTATCTACAAATAATACAAAAAATTCTGGTGGACAAAATATTGGATTCAATGCCTCTAACTTTGTAACTAGTTTGCTCAACGCCGCACTATAAGGTTCTAAAATGAAAACCAAAAAATCTAAAATAGATAAAACTCAACTTAATAACAAACATGTTGAATTGTATAATCTAACTCTAGACTCTCTCGAAACACTAATAAATAATTTCCTGAAAGAGCTCGACTCTTACCAAGAATCTTACCTAGAGTTGCCTAAAAATCTAATCGCTACCCTCGATTTTTTAATATCTGCAATATCAAAAGTCCAAAAAGGACAAAGGCTCGCTCTTAACCTTGATAAAGAAACTCAAGCAACCCATAAAGAACCTCAAATTAATGTTATCGAAGGTATCGATTATAAAAAAATATGACCTATCCGTCTTAATGGATAGGTCATATTTTAAATCCTAAATAAATTAAATTCTGTTGTGCCAAACGCCACCACGTCTATCAACAAATGCGTCATAGCATGACCAGAATCTGAATATCCCTGTCAAACCCAAAACAGCGTGTGTTACGTTTTTGTCCACAGGGTTGTCGTTCATCAACTGTCCCAATCCTGGCCAAACAATTAATGATACTGCTGCCGCACCAACGGAACGGCCACTTACTTTCCCTGGTTTGCCTTGTGTTGCTGCTGCAAACGCTGGTGATGACATTGATACAAACATTAATAAGACTAAAACTGTTAAAATCTTTTTCATATCTAACCTCTATTCTTTTATACTCTCTTTTCTTTTTCTTCTAAATTATATCAATTTGCTCGCTCTAAGGCTACTGATTATAAAGTTTTTTAAACAAATCTAAGACTCATACAAAAACATAGAAAGGTACATAATGACTTTTGAATATATAATTGATAAAAATATCTCCAAAACCCTCACCCAATCTGAACAACAAACTCTCGTTGATTCAATAACTCAAAGTTATATCGATTTCGATAAAAAAAGAGAATCTAACCTCTCCAAAGCTCATTCTGTTATTGATGAAATATTTTTCAAAACAAAAATAAACTATCCAACTTCTGATAAAAAACAAAATTGGAAAGCTAAAGTGAAAATGTGTAAACTTTTCATGTTCTATCAAACCCTAAAAGCGTTCATCTGGAGAAATATCTACGCTAACGTGAACTCTATGTTTGATGTCTCCGGTGAAAATCAAGATAGTGATAACGCATCTAACAAACAAAAAGCTATGCTTGTCGATATTCTTGAAAAAATGGAGTTCTCCAAAACCTGTGATAACGTCATTGATAATGCTCTTCTCTACGGAGAACTTATCTCGTTCACAGCCTGGAAAAAGAAAACTCAGGAATATCGTCGACCAATAGACTTTTTCAGAAACCTATTCTCCTCAAACCCTGAAAAGTTACCACTCATCCTTGAAGCTATCGCCAAAAGAAAAAACTATTGGATTGATGAAAAACTTATCTATGATAATCCATACATCTATCCTGTAAATCCTGAAAATTTTGTATTTGATATCTCTCAAAAAGAAAATTGGGATGCTTGTCCGAAAATTTATCGTTCGTTCAAGTCGCTCCAAGATATTATCAATAACAAATTATTTAAACTCTCTAAATCTGACATAAAAGAGCTTAAAGCTCTTGTTGAAACGGATAACAACTTATCCCCTGATTATAAAAAACAACTAAACGAAATAACCAACGGACAAACAATAGAAATCCTTGAGTTTTGGGGCGATTTAAAACTTCCGTCAGGTTCAATTCTTACAAATTGGAACGCAGTCATCATAGCTAGAAAATATCTTGTGCGTTTCAAAAAGAATGAAACAATAATAAATCCATTCACATACGGAGCTTTTATCCAAGATCCATCGTCAAAAAGAGGCATAAGTCCACTTTTCTCAATTCTTGAAATTGCTCACACGCAAGAAGATTTTTTCAACAGAACTCTAAACCTACAAGCACTGTCTGAAAATCCACCTCTTCTTGCCCCTGAAGGATTCTTCACCCAATCAGAAATTAACATCTATCCAGGAAAAATTATTGAATACGGTGATAACATATCCCCAACATCTGCATTCAAACAATTAACTGTAGAAAACAGAGTCTTCCTTGATGACATAAACTACCTCGATAACCTAATGTCTGAAGTGTCAGGTATCTACCCAAGTATGGTTGGCACAGATGAAGATTATACCAAAACCGCAACAGAAATAAATACAAAAACCCAAGGGCAACTAACAAGGCTATCAATGATGCTAGATATCATTAATCAGGATTTTATCATCCCAACGATTAAAAATATCGCAAAGCTCTGTGCGGATTTTAAATCCGGTGTCGAAATGATATACATAAACAAAAATAATCAAAAAGACACAATCCTTATTGATGACTCAATCAGGCAAGCAGAATACAAATACACCTACTCCGACAGAACAATGATAGCTGATAAATCTCAAAAAGCTGACTTACTTATACAAGCAGTTGAAAAATTTGTTGCGAATGGCCTTACTCTAAACCTAGATGAAATATTCGTATGGTATTTCGAACAAAAAGGAGTAGAAAACCCAGAAAGGTTCTTGTCCCAAAAGACTGTTGATGCATCTTCTGTCCAACCAACACCCTTAGTCGCAACACCATCTAGCTCTACTGCGACGGTCTCGTCTGACGGAGAGGGGTAGAGGAGAGATGAAAAAATACTAAACAATGAAAGGAGTGGTGGCAATTTTAAAAATAATTCTAGAAATAATTATCAAGAAATACATAATTAAAAAACTAAAGGAGATAAATAATGGAAAACAAAGAATTCGATAATGTTAATTCTAATCAAAATAACGAAGCACCTAAAAATATTGAAACAAAACAAGAAGAACTTATTCTCGGAAAGTTCAAAAATGTTGAAGAACTTGCTAAAGCGTATCAAAATATGCAAACTCAATCAGGGCAACAATCTAAAGAACTCGGTGAACTTCGAAAAAAAGCTGAAGAATTCGACTCGCTTAAAGCTCAATCTGAGCAAGAAGAGATTCTAAAACAAACTGCTCAAAACTACATAAATAATGTTCGTCCAAAATACGACAAAGAAGAATATTTCAAAAATAAAGAATTCAATGAAATTTTCGGTCAAGCATATAACGCATACGGAGAAAATCTCGATACAGATAAACTCGTATCGCTCCTCGATGCTTACGCCCAATCTCGAATTAATCTATATGAAAAATATAAATCTGCTAACTCTGAAACAGAAGAAGCTAAAGCTCAAATGAACTTCTCTCAATCTGAACCCAAGAAAGACTCATCTACTATCCCAAACATGTCAAACATGAACAAGGATGAAATAGATCGTCTAATTGCTAAATATATCTAAAAATTTGGATAACGTATCAAAAAAATAAAACATAAGCCGATTACTCGATAACTTTAGTTTTATTCTTCCCAATACGCCCAAATCTAACGTCTTACACAAATTTATGAAAGGAAAATTATGTCTGTTAAACAAATTGTTATCTCAAGTTTTAACCAAGCATTCAAAAAATACCTATACAACGAATTAGTCGTTGGTCAATTAGCGCACGTTGATTTCAAAGACAACATCAAAAAAGGTGATGAAGTTGATGTAATTATGCCAGGCTCTGTATCAATGTTTGACTACGACGGTGGAGACTTATCTGCTCCTGAAAAAGCTACTCTTTCAACAACCAAAGTAAAAATCAACAAAGGTAAAGCGTTCCATTTTGAATTATCTGCTATCGAAGAACAAAAAATTCAAGACCTTCAAAAAACCGGTAATCAACAAATGAATCTTGCAAAAGATTATACTGATGATGCAATTAAACAATTCGCTGCAACAGTCGATACTGCTTATGCAAATCTTTACACCCGTGCAGGTCATTACCTAGATGATAATGGCTCAGCCATCACTCTAGACCCTGCTTATGCTAAAGAAATCTTGGCCTACATGCAAGCTAAATTCAAAAAAGGCGACGGCAAAGGCCACACAAACTGGATAGATGGTTCAATGGTGTGTATCGTTCCGCCTGAATATCAATTCTACCTCGGTAAACTTGATGAATTAAAATATGTTGAATCAGGACACGAAAAAATGTCTAAAGGATACGTCGGTCATCTTTGCGGATGGGAAATCCTTGTGTCTAACAATATTGCTCAACCTGAAGACGGTATCTTCTACCCTCTATTCGGTGTAAAAGGCAAAACTCTTGCAGGTGGTATCTCTGCTGATTTAAATACTCAAGCATACACCCCTGAGAATAACTTCAACACTCGTTATAAAGGCTACGGTCTATATGGCGTCGGAGCTCCTCGTGCCGATTTCTTAGGTACTGTAAAAATCGCTGCTCCGCTTACTCTATCTACTCGTTAATATTTAAAAGAAAGGAAAAATAATGACTAGAGATATTATTTCTGTTCAATATCCCCAAATGGAAAATTCACAATCTTTAGCGAATATTGCTATCACTAAAGAAACAATAAATCCGTCTAACGGGGTTACTCTTAACGCTGCATTCGATAACAAAAACAACTCTCTTGTTATCTGTGTTGAAAATACTGCATCAACTGATGCAAAAGTAACTTTCGTTGCAGGTGATAACTACCCTAATGCTAAACTTGGAAATCTTGAAATCCCTGTATTAGCATCTACTGTCAACTTCTATCAAATTCAAGACCCTTCTCGTTTTGAAAACAAAGATGGTAGCATCAACATTGATTTCTCTAGCGGTATCGCAGGAAACATCTTTGCTGTCGCAAAATCTTCTTTGCTAGGCTAAAAACGGCTAGTTTATCCAACGGAATGTCTTAACATTATCGTCGGTATTGATATCTCCATATATATCTACCACAAATTTCCGATACTTCTTATTCGTTATTTCTATCCCCGGAATTTTATTGAATTCAGTTCGCAATCTACTATCCTCGTTTAAATCTATTCCGGGGATTTTATTAAATAAGGAATTTAAAGAAATGTTCCCTACCGTACCCAATACTGTTGAGGCATTCTTGGATAACTGACCGAGTACCGATATATCCGATATCTGTGTCACCAAATTGTGGCTACCTTATATATAAATTTAAAGCCTTGCCCATAGAATGAAGTTCTATCTTCTCAGCAATACCGTTTGAAAGGATAATACTACCGTCAATATTGCTAAATTCACCCGTCTTTAAAGGTGACACAAGCTCAATAACGCTATTAATCGTAAACCCTGTAACTCCACTTTTAAAGACGTTACTTGCTCGCAACAAATATTCCAACGAGCCCAACTTAGGCATTCTTCCATCTGTAACTCTGAAAACAATATTTCCGCTTAATTTTTCCTTGCTGCTACGTTCATTACTTACATTCGTTACTAAATTTAAGCTCCCTGTCAATTTGCCAAAAATTTGGTTTGGTAAATCAAAAAAGTTGCTCAATAAATCATTTGAATCAATACCAAAAGCATTAACATTCAAGCGTAAAATATTGCTCAACATATTCAAATTGCCTGATCCTGAAATCCTGCCGTCTGATACATCCAAATCAAAATGTTTAACGCTCAAATTCATATCTTCATCAACAGAACACTTCGCAACTAAATTCTTTGCAGTCAACTGTTTCATTGAAACATTATCTGCATGTACAACCAATTCCTTAAACAAAACAGAGTTTAAAAGGTTGGTATTCTCAACAATGCTTGTTTTTTTGCCTGCCCCCTCATTAAAAGTTTTTAGTTCAACTTGTTTTAAATTAGAAAGTAAATTGTTGATATCTAAATGTCTAGTATAAATCTCTGCAAAATCAACATCATAACTACCATTAAAACGATTGCGCATCCTTGCATTAAACAAAATATTGTTAGATAAAACTTCGCCTTTTGAACGTATTGCAATACTATTGCGAGAAAAATCCAACGACAAATCCTTAATAGTAGTATTCAAAAATGGCATATCAATACCATTAATTTTCATATCACCCAATATAATAGGGCTATTTGAAGTCCCATTAATACGCAAATCCGAAGTGAACTGACCATATTTAATAGTCGGTTTCTTAAACAAGATATTGAATATTCTTGCATCTGTCGGTGCGCTCGTTTTGACAACTAAATCGTCAAAACGATAAAACTTTTCATTATAAGTGATTCCACCCTTTACGCTCAACAAAGGGAATAAATTTTGCTTATTATTTAACGAAGAAATCAATTTGCTATAATCAAATTTGTTCAAACGTATAGTATTGTTATTCAAAATATCAAAATCTGAATTAACAACAATAGGGTTCTCAACATCTCCTATCATTGCTCCCATATAATAAATGCTTGAATTTGCTTCCATTTTGCAATCTATCTTGGTATTAATCCTGTCAAAAGTCCCTGTAATCCAGCTCCCTAACAAAATATCGCCCCTAACCTTGATAGGATAAATATTGTCAACGTTCCAATATTTGTCAAATGTGCGTTGCAATAATTTGGAATTGATATGGATATTCAATATAGGGGTTTTGAAAATGTTTCCAATATCACCATAAACCAATACAGGCATAGTATCGACCAGATAATTCATCTTGTCTAATATAATTTTGTTACCTCTAAACTTCACCACTCCGTTGATAAGTTTTATAGGTATCGAGTTCTTACACCTATCTAAATCATATCTGAAATTAATATTGTTTAATTCAATATCCCCATCCAACTTGTTATTATTGATTTTTACACGAATATCCGTAACACCGTTCTCGATATTGAAATTATCTAAAACTTTCGAAACCTCGCTAGGAATCATCTTAAACTTTTTAAAATCGTTCAATGTCGTCAAATCAAAATTATCAACAAAAACGCCACCGTCTATTCGGCTTTTCTTTAAATCTAACTCATCTGTGATATTAGAAACTTTTAAATCGACATAAAAAGGATGTTGTTTTATAAAGCCATTAAAATCCCTAACACGCATACAAGAATTGGACAAATCAAAACGACCACCAACTATCTTGATGTTTGAAATTGGTCTATCGTTTCTCAAAACTTCGCCTGAACACTCAACATTCTTAACTCTAATATTTTTAACATCACCTTGATACTTCGCTCTGAATTTTACAAAACAGTCATCCAACTCAGGAAACATTTCTCGAGAAAATTCGCATAAATTCAACCTAGATGACGACATAACTAAATTAGCAATACCTTTGCGAATCCCTCCCACTATATCTATTCGAGAATCTTTCCCAATCGTACTGTTTAAGTCTAAATCAACATCCAAGTTTTTAAATTTTATACCGCCAAATAAATGTTTTATCGGAACTTCCATTAACCTCAAATCGTTGTTATGAAAACATATATCACCCTCTGCAAATAAGTTTTCGCCGAGTTTTATATGATAAATATTTGGCAATTTACCTGTTAATTTTAGGTTCAAGTCTATCCAATTTTTGCAATCTTTAATATCAGGAATAATGCTCTGAACTTCTTCCAACATAGGAGAATCTTTCAATGTCTTGACCAATATATCCAACGGTTGGCTCTCACTTCTAACATCAAAATCAATATTCCCAAATAACGTACATATACCGTCAACAACAAATCGTTTGCCGTTTACGGTTCCCGTATGATTGATAAAATGAGCATCTCTATCATTAAAATGCAAATTCCCACTTGCGTTTTTTAAAACCAAATGATGAAGGTCTTTAAAACTTGCACTCGTATCAATAAAATTGAAATCGCCCCAAATATGAGGGTCTTTCTTTGTTCCCAAAACCCTAATATCTATATTCCCAAATCCACTGATATCCATAATCGGAACAGGTCCAATAGGGAATCTTAGAATTTGGTGTAATGGATTCAACACAAACTGTACCGTTGATAAATTTACACGTTTTGTACTACGAATTTTTAAATCTGATTTATTATCGCCATAATCATCAATATCACCTGTTACATAAACGGTTTCGCCATTCCCTGCCGGCACAACAACATCAACATTCATCTTCTTTCTTATACACTTGATATTGATATCAGCGCCTTTTGCATTTGCAATAGGACGTATCATATAAGCATCATAAACGTGGATATTCCCATCCATAGACGGTTCAGGACACTTTCCACGTATTGCCAACTCGAAATCTGCTTTGCCATAAAACGGATACATCTTCAAACGATAAAAATTGAATTGGGGAACAACAACAGGAGGTAACATCTTCGCAACCGTTCTCGCATCAATAGAACCACCCCTTAGTTTTAATCCGATTTCAGGGCTAGAACTCGTGAGGTTGTTTATATTACCCACCATCTCAAAGTTTACGCCCTCTGTCTTTAACTCAAAATTCTTTATATAAACGTCATCTGATTTGAAAGAAAAAAGTGATGAAATGTCAACGACCCGAGGGAAAACAATACTCTTTGCTCCATCTTTTGTTATTAATCTAAAGTCTGAAATTCTTCCCTCGAAACGAGAATTGTCACATATAAAATTTGCGTTACCATCTATTGAAATAACCTCACTAGATATAATTTTTGCCAAATCAACAAATGGTCTAAATTCTAAATCACCAACAATAAAATTAACCCTTGAACTCCCAACACGATGTTTCTTTGGTACAAAAATATTGAAATCGATTTGGCTTTGGTTATCCCCTGCACAAATCTTGTTGTTGCCGATTAAGATAAATGAGTTTGCGCTTTCTTTATAATAAAAATCTTTGCCCTCAAAAACAAAACCCTGTTTAGATTCGCTTTGTTTAAATATCGTACAATGCTCTTTTATCTTTACTCGTTTAATCTTAAAATCAACAGGAGCGTCCCCAAAAGATATAGGGAAATCTCCAAAATATAATTTGTCAGAAAGCTTAAAAGTACTTTCTAACCCTCGACACTCAAAAGAATTTACTCGAACTTTTCCCACCAATAACGGTAAAAGGCTAATATTGACCCGAGGTTGTGTAACCGATAATATCGCCTTTTGAGTACCGTCCAAAATTTTTATCTCGTCAGTAGAAATCCCCGCACGAATAATTGATGCTGTTTTTAACCTGACAGAACCTAACTCTATTCGACAATTTGAAAATTTATTTATAGCTGTTTCGATATTCTCTATATTGATTTTGAATATAAATGGAATTACCACCGACCAAACAAAATAGAATACAAAAAATATCAAAATTATTTGTATATTCTTTTTAAGCATCTGAAAATATTATACCCTTATCATATTCATTGGTAAATAGGGGCAGATGATTGAATATAATAGTTTGTTTAATAAAACTTGGATAAAAATATACCTAATAATATTAATAATCCTACTAATGTTCCGGGTAATATTACTGTTATAGCAAGGATAAATAAGCCAACAAAAAACAATATGTTGTAAAGTTTATTTTTAATGTTTATAGATAAATCTTTATTGAAAAATTTTTTAGCTAGTTTATGAATAATAAGCTCTAATGTGAAAAATGAGAGAAAAAAAATCCAAAACACAGCAGAAATATACGTGTATATTATATACATCCATGAATTTGGAGTTGTTGTTACTGATAAAAATAACTTAAAATCTTCAGGAGAGTGTATTGAACACGCTATTAGCATTATAAAAATAAAGCCAAACAATGCGCAGATGTGAAAAGTAAGATATTTTTTCAAGAAATTCATAGGTGTATTTTAGCATAAGTTTTATTAATTTAAAAGAAAGGAAATAGTAATATGGATAAATTACCGTTTGCGGATGTTTATACCTTGCAAATATTGTCTAAAGCTGGATATAAATACAAAAATGACATACCCGAAGAATGGATTTTGGTAGATAGTAGAGAAGTCGTTTCTACGGGTTTTTATGGAAAAGTTTTTAAATGCACTGAGTGTAATGAGATTGTTATATCGTTTAGTGGGACGGATATCAAAAATTTCTTAAGAGGAAAAGCTGATTTTACAAGTTCAGTGCAAGATATTTTAAATGATCATAATATGGCAATGAGTAAATTGCCGAAGCAGTATAAAAATGCAAAAGACTTGTATCGAGATGTTAAAACGAAATATCCTAAGGCTTTGATATCTTTGACAGGAGAATCTTTGGGTGGAACTCTTGCGGCTTTGTGTGGTGCGGAAACAGGCGAGAGAACTTATACATTCAGAGCGTTCGGGCTTGCAACTGCGTTGCCAGATAGTGATAAAAAGTATGATAATGTTATAAATATTGGAGAAACAAAAGACTTTGTGTTCATGGCAAACGCTAATGAACATATCGGAAGAACTTATGTAATCCCCGATGAAAATAATAATATTTTTATGCCTGAATTTTCTTCAGGAATGAATTTTCATATTAATGGAGAAATGTGTCTTGCTGATGCGATTGAGTATAAAAAAGACTCAGTAAAGGTGTTTCAGGAGTTCTCTAAAGAAGAGAAGGTAGCTTTTTTTAAGGACGAAATAAGTGATTTTGTGAATGATAAAAAAGATATGATTTCAGAGCTTATTGACAAAACTATTAAAAAGCTCACTAGTCAAATATTTAGTTTTAGTCATTTTGTTGAAAATATTGCTAAAGAAACCCAAAGAGCAATTTATCAAAAACGTGATGAGTTAACTGATGGTCATTGGGTAACGATTGACCATAATCACGTGTTTATAAAAGATTAAATAAAAGTAGCAATAAGCAAAATGATATAAATAACGTTCCGGGGAATAAAATTATAACAAGAATATAGTATCCAATAGAAAAAAACATATTGTAGTATTTGTTTTGGATGTCAAGGGATAAATCTTTATTGAAAAATTTTTGGGATAATTTGTGAATAATGAATTCTGTTGGGAATATAAGGATGAACAAGCCCCAAAAATATATTGCGATGTCACAAAAAATTCCTAAAGCTTTCGAATTAGGATATGTAAATACTGATATGCGAGTATTTAAATCTTCTAATGATTTTGTTGTGTATAATCCAATTATTGGAATCATATACCCAAACAATGCGCAGATGTGAAATGTGAGATATTTTTTCAAGAAATTCATAGGTGTATTCTAGCATATTTTATCTAATGTGTTAAGTCGGTTGGCTCTACGCTTGCATGTTCTCATATACAACTTGTAAATATTCCTTGAGGTGTGCAATTTCCTCATCCGTAAGTCTATCCAAAAGCTGATTCTCTGTTGCCTCAAAAACAATGTCCATTTGTTTTGCAAGCTCTTTCCCCTTATCCGTCGCTACAAAGTTTTTGCGTCTGCAATCGTCGGCACTGCCCTCTGTCGTTATAAGGCCCTTTGCCTCTAACCCATGCAACAAACTCGTTACCGACGGTCCTTTGATATTCAATGCCTCACTCAACTCTCGTCTGCCAAAAACCTTTTTACCTCGAGATAAACGGATTATTTCGTATAATAATCTAGCCTGTTGGTTGCTCATCTCAAAGTGTTGCAAATACCTGTCCTGCATACACATAACCGTGTGAGCAATATTGCGGATGTAAAAACTGCAAGAATCTTTTTTCATAAAAATATTCTATCATAAAACATAAACATAATAGGAGAAAACCATGAAGATTAAAAATATCGAAACAAACATAACTTTTGAACTACCTAAAAAAGAAGCACAAGAACTTCTAACAGAAAATCCTACTATATATAAATCACTATCACGCAATAAAAAAAATAAACAACCACTCCCTGAAAAACAAACAAAAGTCGCTCACCCAAAATATGAGCAAAATACTATCCTACCCCTGATATGGGATGAAGATTAACCCTTATTGCTGAACAACGCAAGAGCTGTTGGGCTGAGTTCTAAAATGTAAGCAGGATCTCCTGTCTCGGCTACCTTACCAGCAACCTCGTCAAGCTCCTCTATAGCTGATGTCAAAACACTAGCTTTCATCATTGCAATCTTACCCGCAATTTCTGAACCCAAAACTCCTGCTATATCCATTGATTCTCCTTGTGTAGTCCCTATCATTATTATAATTTATGTTTCCTCTTTTTCAAGGGGGGTAAATGAGGGGGGTAAATGAGAGGGGGTAGGGGTAAAAGAAAGGACGAGAGGAATTGTTAGGGAGGAGTTATAGTATAGCGGGATTTTGAAGGTGTGTAACGAAATGTAACAAAAAATCCAACCTGTGAAATTATGGGTTTTGTATATACTTTATATATATGTAAATACGAGAGATTTAAAAAAAGATTTTATAAACCCTAATTCCCTTCCTAATTCTAATTTTACTCCCCGCAATACTGCGAGGAGTTTTTTTAGTTGGCTCTTTTCTTTTTTTATATTTTTATCCTACGAATAAAAAGCCATTAGTTTTACTAATGGCTTTAAAATTCGGAATAAGAAAAAGGAAATTGTTTTGGAATAAAATGTTTTTTAGATTGTTTAATCTGTCTGACTGAATTACCAAGGTTTTGTCTTGATAATGGTGATGGGGCCTTCCCTCTTTTAAGAAAGGAAAGTCTGTTGTCCACTTTTTAATAGGCGGTTTATGTTTGACCATTCCCCCTCTAGCTCCCCCCATCGGGGGAGAAAAGGTCTTGAAGTTATGTCTAACTCCAATATATTGCCTATTAAGAGAACAATTTGAATGTTCTGTCGACGTTTTCTTTCGCAACAGTTTTCAATGTATCCATCTCGGTCTTAATTGCGTTACGTTCTGCATCCATAGCTGCTAAATCTGTATCAAATTTCTTATCTTTTTGGTTGATTTTGCGCATGTCTGCTTCGTATTTTGCTTCTGCTTTTTTCAACTCAACTTCGTCTGATACTTCTTGTAATGATGTATCTGTTGCGATATTGACTTCTGTGAACCCTGTTTCACTTGTTGTATCAGGTTTTTCAAATATAATGAACCCCGCTTCGACTAGGTTGCGTAGTGTATCCTTATCGGTTACATCAATATTTGCCAAATCTCCGCCTGCTGCCGTAATTAATTCTGCAGTAGTTGTTAATTCAACCCATGTTGTAGGTTTGCTATTAGCATTAATTGCTACAACTTGATACTTTTTGCTGTCATGAGTTACAATTTCTCCAACTGTTGCGTTGGTGTTATATCCACTAGCTGGGTTGTTTGTTGAAGTAGTAATTTGATAACCTGTGATTGGATGACCTTCGGCATCTACACCGGTTACATAGTAGTATTCTGTTCCGCTTTTTACAACAGAACCAGGTGTTTTATCTTTGAAAGTGTCCGTTGCGAATGTCGCAAGATTGTTTTCGATAAGTTTTGCGTTATTTGCCGCAGCCGGTGCTGGAACTGGCTCTGTCGATACGGTATTTGCTAATTGTTTACCGTTAACTCTGTTAAATGATTCCCAACTTGAACCGTTGAAAATTTGGATCTGATAACCTGCAGCAATTAGTGTTGAAAGATTTGCGTCAACGTAATTTGCTGCGCCGTCTGTACCAATCTGTTTGAATTGTACTTTTTGTTTGTTAAGAGCGTTTTCATACTCTTGATAAACTTGTGTTGACTCGTTTGCCATCTGCAATTTTTGAGCCTCTAAATTTTGAGCCTTGTACTCAATGTCGTGCATTCTTGCCGTTAAGTTCAAGAACCTTGCCTGTGATGCTGATAAACCCATATTCTTACTCCTTTGCGAGATGTATCCCCAAACGCACTTCGTTTGACAATACCATATCTCTATTTTTATTCCGTAATACGCTAAACGGCACTCGTAGCATGATTCTTTAACTTTTTTGAGGTAAACTTTACAAAAGTTTACAGAAGAGGGTAATCGGCTGAATATTTGACCTAACGGTCGAATATGACAGGCAAAGGAGGAGTTTTGTCCACAAAGATAATTTATTTATAATAATCGTTCCCCTCCCAGCCTCCCCCATCGGGGAGGAGTTTTAGTAGTTTGTCAATGACGGAATAACCAATCCTCACTCGTATCAGTAATACATACAATAATGACTTAATATAAACAAGAAAGGAAATATATGACTATAACATTTTTAAACCTATATAACGAAATAGCTGCTCAGCCTTGGTCTATGTTCGATTCCAACGCCGAATCTGAATCTGACTTTGAGCCCGCTCTAGTATCTACAATCAACAAAGCTCTTGTCGATATCTGGTACTCATACCCGTTCTCTTTTAGGCTAAAAACTCATTCGCTAATAACTTTCCCTAAGCAGGCTACATACGATCTACCTCAAGGAAATATTAAAAACGAAACCAACATAGAAGAAAATCTGTTCTCTGTATCAATCAACGGAAAATATTTGGAATATACAGATGAACCTCAAGAAAGCCAAATCACAGGAACTCCAACATCTTTTTCAATAGAGAATGATTCCATAATTCTATCCCCCATCCCTGATAAAAAATATGTAATAAAAATAAAATATCTTACTCTTGCTATCGGCTACGATAAGGATGATAACGAAATTTTTTGCCTAGAAAAACCAACGGACTACATCCTTATCCCTGAAAAATATGAAACATTATTCAAAAACGTAGTCATTGCAAAAACTCTACTAGAATCAATAGTTTCCGTCAATGATGACAACTATGTAGGTTATAAACTTCAATTCGACAAAGCATACAAGCTATTCTTGAAAGTAACCAACCCTGTCCAAAAGTCTAAAGCTATTAAAATATAAGGAGTAATAATGTCTTTTACATCTCTATTCTGTAATAAATTCGGTGGTATTCATAAAACAGACGCCACTTTCTCTACAAAAAATATAACTGCTTCCGATATCCAAAACGTGGAACTCTATGATACAGGTATAAATTCAGGTGTTGGAATCAGAACCGCCAAAGGGAATACCCTCGCTTGCGACCTAATCCCCTCATCTGAAAAAATTATTAATATTTTCGAAAGTGTACAAAAAGGAAAAACGAATTTCTTCGTCCACGCAGAAACCCAAACAGAAGGGAAAATATACCACTACCTGCCTGACTCAAACCAAGTAATAGAAAAAACTAACAACCTAACCCCAACAGGGAAATCCGTAGCGACAGATTTTGCACAAGGTTGGAGCGACTTATTCGTGTTCTCAAATGGTGAAGAAATCCTAACCATTGAGCTTGAAAAATACACGGATCAAGCAGAACTCGACGAAGTTGAACTCCTAAACCTAAAAGATATGGATGATCGCCCAATAAAAGGGCTTGGGCTAATAAATTTCGACGGACGTCTATGGGTCTATAACAAAAATATACTCTGGTATTCCGTTCAACAAAATATCAAAGATTTCGAAACCTCTGATGCAAGCATAATAACCTCTGCAGGATATATTGAGTTTGTAAAAGACATCACTGCAATAACAAACTACCTTTCAACAATAGCCGTCTTTCACAAAGATTCATCCTGCCTAGTAGGTCTAAATGAATCAAATAATTTCTATGTGTCTGAAGAGTGCCCTGGTGGGTGTGCCTCTTACAAATCTTTTGTTTTCCATGGAACGGAATTGTTCTTCTACGACGACACAAAGAAAGGAATATTTTCGTTCAATCAATCCGTACTAGGGAATAAAACACTTGGAGAAAATATAATACTCGATCTGCAAGAAGAACTATTCAACATCTCTCCAAACCTTGATGAGATACGCATGATATCAGTAGTCCTTGCAGACAGAAATGAGTTTTGGTTCTTGCTACCAACAAATGATGAAAATCTCTCAACCATATTAATCTATGATTACGTTCACCGTGAGTGGGTAAAAAGAGTTTGCCCCAAAATTACTTGCGTAAACACTATTAACAATATTCTATATTCTGCCGACGCCAAAGGACAAATATTCCTTGAATATTCAGGAACAGATTTCCACGGACAATTTATAGAAAGCTTCTACAACTCTTCGCCTCTTAATTTTGGCGTTGATAATATGCTTAAAATCTTATTTATTCCACCTAAAATTGGGCTGGATCTTGCTTATTCCAATGATTTTTATGTGAAATATGTCAAAAACTACGATTCGCTCAAAAAACCAAAAATCAGAAACATAAAAGCTAAATCGCTCAAAAATGTACTCTATTGGGATATAGGATATTTTGATAAGCATCATTATGCGCCTAAAAATGCAAGCTCTTACTACAAGCTACCATCTGAAATATTCAGGACACTTGAGCTACACTTTTATACCCAAAAAGATGGGCAAGACTTTTCTATAAGGAACATAGAATTTACCCATATAAACCTAAAGCCGATGTACTAACAAAGGAGTAAAGAATGAAAAAAATAATAATCCATTGGACCGCTGGGGCGCATACCCCCAATTCTATTGATTTGAGATATTACCACTACCTAATAGATAAAAATGGGAGAATTAATTATGGGATTTTTAAACCCGAAGATAATGAAAATTGTTATGACGGTAAATATGCGCCCCACACAGGGGGTGGAAACACATCTGCTATTGGTGTTGCTCTCTGTGGTATGTTTGGGTTTGTTTCCCATAAATCAGTGGGTTATTACCCACTAACGAAAGTTCAGTGCGAAGCAACCTTTAAATTCGTAGCAGAACTTGCCAAAAAATATAACATACCTATTTCTCCTGATAATATAATGACTCATTATGAGTTTGGGAAAAAGAATCCCAATACAACTTCTGCAGGTAAAATCGATATAATCTATCTTCCACCCTATCCAACTGTAAAAGCAAATCAAATAGGAGATTTTATAAGAAATAAAGTCCTATGGTATTACAAAAGGATAAAATAATAAAAGCGGCGACATTTTCGCCGCAAAGTTTTCTGTTAATATAAAAAACGTTTTTTCGCAATATTATAAGCTATAACCATCAAAACTAAGATAGGACAACAATAAGTTATAAAAATTAATAAAGCGGGTTGTATATTTATATATATTATATATGGACATAATAAGAGAAAAAGAATTATTACCAGCCAACATATAAGGTTAGAAAAAGTAATGAAATATTTATAAATCGTATTATGTTCTATGTATTTGTTAGAAATTCTAAAAGAAATATCTGATTTTTCCTTGTTTAATAAGAATTTTAATATTAATAATATACCCGTAATAATAATTGGAATATATACTGTTGGGGCAAAAAATAAAATATGCCATATTATTGTTTGATAATAGTCAAGGTTGACGTGAGATAATATACCCCCCAAAATACATACTAATAAAAAAAATGCCCAAAAAGTCCATGCGAGAAAATGAAAGCTATAATTACAAAAATGTTTATTACAATAATCTATGATTTTCATAGTTTGATATTAACAAATCTCTTTTTGATTTTCAATGTGCAAAAAGGAATGTTGTTTGTAGCGATTATTCCAATATTAATCACCTGCTAATGCAATACTAATTAGGTTTATCAAAAAATACCATATAAATAAAATACTAGGTGTAAGTAATACTCCTAACCAATATAAAAAACTATATATAAATTTTGGCATATACAAAGTGTTATATTTTGTGATTCGTTTATAATTTCGTAATATTAATTCAACAATGCTTGTTAAAAGTATAACTGCATATATTAAAAAACATATCCCGTAATAGATCGCTGAATAAACAATAGGGTCTATTGACCAACTATTAGGATGTGTTTGTGGATATATTTTAAATAAATATAAACCATAAAAAATATAAAATATATTAGTTATTAATGAAAAATATGCAAGGATATTTAGTGTGTAGTATTTATTTAAATTAAATTTATGCATAACTATATTATAGTATATAGTTTTAAAATTTAAAATAATTTTCGAAAGGATGTTTTATGAATAAAAATATGTTAAAAGATTTGCTCTATCCAATAGAATATAATATTGGGTTTATAAATGATTTTAAAAAAGAAATGCATGAGGAAACAATTAAATATCAAAAGAAATATTCCTTTGAACTTGGATCTCGTCCCGGGCATGAAACGTGGAACAATGAGGCGGATGCTTTTAAGCATACATTCATGCAAGCTGTAGGGACAATTAGATATGGTGCATTTCTAACAAGTATAGGGGGGGATATCCACGAAAGAAATGGAGATAAGTATTATAGTCAAAATATTCAAGAAAAAAATATGGATCTATGGAATAATCACCAAGGACGTCTTATTGCAAAAGAAATAAAAAAGGAGTATGGTGACATTCTACGTACATTAACGAAAGATCAAATACATGACATTATTGCCGAAAAG